TTGCCGCAAAATCTCCTGAATCAAGTGATGTGAAAGATGCTGAAAAAGTTGATGTTGAAGACGATTCAATAATTGAAACAGAAATGACAATTGCTGAAGATGCACAAGGTCAAAAATTGGAATCAAAAACATTTGATGTAGGTGAAGAAGTTTTCTTGATTAAAGAAGACGGTGAAAAAGTACCAGCTCCAAACGGAGAACATCAAGTGGTGTTGAAAGACGAAAGTGGAAACGAAAATAAAATCAGAATTCAAGTTATGGATGGTAAAATCACTGAAAGAGAAAATGTGGAAGAGATGAAAAAACCTGAAATGATGAATACTGAATTTACAAAACAATTAGATGATATTAAAAACTCAATGATGGAGCTAATGATGCTCTTCACAGAGATGAACGGTAAATTTAAAACTGACATTTCGTCATTAAAATCAGAATTTGAAACATTCAAGAAATCACCAGAAAGAACATCTGTTGAAGAAAAAGTAACCTTCAAAGAATCTTTTGCAGATTACAAACTTGATTTAATCAAATCAATGAGAAACTTAAAATAAACAAAAAACTAAATACAAAATAAAATGGAAAATACAAAGAAAAAATTATCGTTTAACTACGATTTAAGTAACCTTCCAACATATAACAGTTATGGTTCTGACATGTTGATTAAGGCTATCTTGGGATTAACTCTTCCAAAATATGCTACAATCAGACCTAACTTGAAAGGAACAACTGAAAAAGTTGGTTTCGTTACTAACGATGTGATTTTACAAGATTTGTCTTGTGGTTTTGACCCAACAGGTAATACTACACAAAACCTTGTAACAGTTGACTTATGTAATAAAAAAGTTAACCAACAGTTATGTCCTTACGACTTATACGACACTTACTTGTCTCAGTCATTAACAAATGCAAACTTCCAAGAGTCAGTTCCTTTTGAAGAGGTTATCTTAACTGATATTTCAAACAGAATTGCTAACCAAGTTGAAAAGCAATTGTGGAACAACACAGTAGCATCTGGCGGAACTTATGGTTCAGCTTGTTTCAACGGTGTTGGAGCTTTGATTACTTCAGGTAATGGTGCAACTCAAATCGCTTACTCAGCAGCTACTGCTTCTAACGGTTTGGATGTATTCACAAGAATCTATGAAAGCATTCCTGCGAATGTTCTTCACAGAGATGACTTGGTAATCTTTACATCATACGCTAACTACAGAGGTTTGGTAAGTTCTATGAGAAACAACTCTTTTGTGAACTTGTTCACAATGGATTCAGCTAACGCTGCAATCGGTGAAGAGTGGTCATTGATGTTACCAGGAACCAATGTAAGAGTAATCCCAACTGTTGGTCTTGATGGTGTGTCAGCATACTACGCAGGTCCTGCAGGATATTACATGGTTGGTATGAACAGTGAAATCATGACTGTTAAATCAGTTTATGACCCATTTGAAGATATCGTTAAAATCCAAGCTCATGTAACTTACGGTATTGGTATCTTTGATGTAGCATCATTCTGCTTGTGTAAGTAATCTGACTTCGGTCATAAATTGATAAAATTAAATATAAAAAAATATGGCATCATGTTATATATCAACAGGTTACACTCTTGACTGTAGAACATCATCTACAGGTGGTTTAAAGAGCATGTGGATTTTGGGTGGAGCAAACAATAGCATCACTGGTTATACAGTAACAAATTCACAAGTAAGTGCAATTGGTGGAACAGGAACTTGGTTCAATTTCCAACTTCCAAAACAAGCAGCTTCTTTAACTGAAAACTTGGGTGTAAATACAACTTCTCAGTCGGTTACATTCCAACCTGAGATTGTTGTGAACTTACCAAAACTTGACACAAACTTAAGAGATGTGTTCGTTGATTTGGTTAGTCAAAACGAAATCTACGCATTGGTAGAGGACAACAACAACCGTTACTGGTTAGTGTTCTTGGACAATGGTGGACAAGTGACTGCAGGTTCTTTGGCTACAGGTCAGGCTTACACCGACTTGAACGGAGCGTCAGCATTAACAATGAGTGGTGGTGAACCAACTTCAATAAGAGAAGTTAAAGTAACAACTACAATTGCAGCAGTATTTACTGCTGGTGGATTCACATTCCAATCTTAATAAAAAATCAAATATTGGGGGTGGGTAAAACTACCCCCATATTTTAGCCTATATTGAAGAATGATTAGACCTTACAGACCTTCAAAACAATCAATTAATCAACCAAGAATTGGAAACATTCTTGACCCATTGGGTAATGATAAAAAATGGACAAATGTTTGGGGTGCGGTAATGAATGTTCCCCAACCTTCAGGTGGAGTTCCTGTTAGTCCAACACCAACCCCAAGTGTAACCCCAACAAATACTGTTACACCTACCGCTAGTGTTACACCAACATCAACTGTAACTCCAACAGTTACACCAACATCAACTGTAACACCATCAGTTACACCAACATCAACTATAACTCCATCAGTAACACCGACAAATACTGTTACACCAACACCAACTATAACTCCATCAGTAACACCGACAAATACTGTTACACCAACACCAAGTTCAACACCACCAGCATCAGGAACAACCGAGGCTAATACATATTTAACAGCTGTTGTAAATGCAGGTGGAACACTTGATTCAACTATATCAGCAGCAACAAGAACATTATTCACATCACTTGTGTCAAATGGTTTGTGGGATAAATTAGATACATTTTATCCACATATTGGTGGAGTATCGGCTGCTCATGCATTAAATGGTAAAAATCCATCATTGTATTCAATTACATTTAATGGTGGTTGGACTTTTAATAATAGTTTTGGTTCAAAAGGAAATGGAGTTAATTCATACGGCACAAATACAAGATGGAACCCATTACTATTTGGAACACAAAATGATGTTGCACTTTCATTATATGTTACTACTTTAACATCTGGTTCTTATGTTGATATGATTTTGGATAGTGGAACAGGGACATTTATTGGTGTTGTGCCTTGGCAAACTGGTTCACATGCACCAGGATATGCGGTTAATGATGGTTTTACATCATTAGCAGGTAGAAATGATAGTAGAGGATATTTTACAATGTCAAGAAAAAATGCAACAACTAATAAATTATTTATTAATGGTTCATTATACAATACAGCAACTATTAATTCTATAACACCAATTAATGACTCAATCGTATTAGGTGCTAACAAAGTAGTTGGTTTTACACCAAGTGCAAATAGTAATAGAGCATATGGTTTTAATCATTATGGTTTAGGTTTAACAGATGCTGAAATGACAACATTATCAACAATAATAAACACTTTCCAAACAAGTTTGGGTAGAAATGTATATTAAAAATTATGAAAGTAGGAATATTAACAACAACAGAAAAAGAAAGTTTGGACGGACAATTAGTTCAAACAGATTGGTATTTTAATCCAGTATTGGATTGTAATGTTGATTGGATTATATCAACTGAAGAAATTGATGGTTCAATTTATCCACAAAATGAGTGGGTAAAAACATTACCTTTAATTGATTGGTGTGCTCCATTACCACCACCATCAGGTTCAACATCAAGTTAATGACAATAGACGGGGTTCAATACGATAGACACAAAGTCAAAAGTGTTATCCTTGATTTAGAAACTTGCAAGTTGATATTAAAAGTGATATTTATAAAGGGTAAAAACGATGTGGTCAAAGTAATGGATTATTCGTTTGAAACAAATTGTGATGTCAATATAAATGAGTATATTAAAAGATTGGATAAAATTATAAATGAGTAAGGTATTTTATAGGAAGAAATTTAGTGATTATTTGGGTGAACAAAGAGCCATCCTTGATATCTATGCTGAAAATATACCTGACCCAAGTCCAACTCCAACACCTTCACCACAACCTGTAAGTCCAACAAGAACTCCAACTCCTACACCAACACCTTCAATTACGCCAACGATTACACCTACTGCTAGTGTAACGCCAACGATTACACCTACTGCTAGTGTAACGCCAACAATTACGCCTACAAATACTGTTACCCCAACTCAAACTAAATCACCAACACCAACAAGAACTGTAACACCAACGGTGACACCAACCAATACACCATCACCAACTCCTGATGTGTTGTATGATTCATCAGTTGTTGTTGAATCTTGTGATGGAAACTTATACACAGGTGGTATTGATGTCTTTATTAATGGCACCCCATATAATATTTTACCTGATGGAACAACCACAGGAACGACAGGTTGTATTCCATACTATATTGGAAATGGTGATTCATTTATCTATCAGATTCAATATGCTGGTTCATACACAGGTTGCACAAGTCCTGGATTTGTATGGAATGAAATTAGATATATATCATTTAGTTACAATGCTGGAATTTTACCTATTGGTGGTTATGATTATCTTGAAGCCAAATATCAAAATGGTGTGTTGGTATCAGGTCCAACACCAAGACAAGCAGCAATTGGGGTTCAATCTTCAGGTTGCACAACAACACCTGTAAATCAATGGATTGACCTTGCACCATTGTTCTACATTCAAGGCGGTCCTGCTCCAACGGCCACACCAACTGTTACACCAACCAATACCACAACTCCAACAGTAACGCCAACACCTACTCCTACACCAACATCAACTGTAACCCCAACAGTTACATCAACTCCAACGGTAACACCGACACAATCTTCAGGACCCGCATTTGACGCTGATGCTGCGGTTTATTTATCTGCTGTTGTATCTGCTGGTGGAACAACAAATGCTACAATATCTGCAGCAACAAATACATTATTTACATCATTAAAGTCAGCTGGTTTATACACAAAAATAGATATAATGTATCCTTACATAGGAGGAGTTGCTAATTCTAATAAGATAAATGCAAAATTACCTGGAACCTATGATATAACATTTAATGGTACTTATACACACAATTATTCTGGTTCAACCTCTAATAGTTCTAGTTTAGCGAGCACAAATTATGTAGCGGTAAGTCCTACAGATAATCTTAATTCACATCACTATAGTTTATACATTGGAACAACAGGTGCGACTTATGCAGGTGGAGCAGTTTATATTATGGAGTTTGGTAATATAGATACTTTATTTAACGGAAACTTTTTGGGTGTTTTACTTGGTGTTGAATATAATGTTGATGGTGGTCAAACCTATTTTGGTAATTTAACAGGAGGTCTTAAAGTGATTGATAAAACAACGATGGGAACTTCATTAGGATTTATAGGAGCATCAAGAGAAACTTCAACTAGTTGGTTCTTAAATAAAAATGGTAGTAATATTGCTACTGATACTAATACAAGAACCCAAGTATTTCCAAGTAATGCTTTAGGCAATCCAACATACATACCAGCATTTGCTGGTAATATAGTATCAGGACAAAGAAGACATCAATTTACAACTTTTGGTGAAGGTTTAACTTCAGCTGAAATGAACCAATTACAAACAATAATAAACACCTTCCAAACTACATTAGGAAGAAATACATATTAAGATGATAATATTTGAGGAAGGAAATAATAACGCAGCTGCTACCTGTTCACGAAACAAAATGTTGACAGGTAATGTGTCTTACCTATGGTCCATGATGCATAAACTTTCGGGTGAGGTATTTAGATTCGTTCCTTATCAATATCCAACTATTGTATCAGGATATGAGCCTGGTTATGACCTATTTTCCATAAAGATTGACCATTCACAACCTCAAGTATTAACAGGAGCAACAAGCACAGGACAAACAAATGTTCACTTGATTGGTGGTGAATACTATATTAAGATATGGGAGCAAAGCTCATCAATGAGTGGGAACACAAATATAAACTTAGCATACGATGTCGTTCAGGAAACCATTGGAAGGGTTAACTATTCAGGTTCAACCAGCCCAACTGCATATAGTGGAACTAGCGATGTATTTATAATATACGAAGGATGATAAACATTGAAAAACTAAATTTCGGAGCTTCTTCTGTTGTTGAATTTAAAGAAGTTATCAACAGAAATGAACCCATAATAAGATGGGGTGAAGACAATATGTTCGTTGATGAACTATATTTTCTTTTAAACGCATCACCAATCCATTACTCTTCAATCAGAGCTAGGGTTGATAATTGCGTGGGTTCAGGATACATAAACGACTATAAGATTAATTCAAAGCAATATCTTAATGATGTTGCAAAACAAATGTATTTTGAGTTGATTGTAACAGGTAATTTGTTCCTTGAAGTTGTTTGGAGAAAAGACAGAACTGAAGGTCTTGCAGGATTTCATATTATACCATCAAAATATATCAGAGTTGGTAAACCTGATGAATTGGGAATGCCAGCTACAAAATATTACTATTCAAGAGATTGGTCAAATTATAGAAGAAATGCCAAGTTAATTGAGTTCCACGAATTTGACCCAAAGAATTACACAAACAGACAAATTATACATTTAAAAGCCTATAATGGTTTTTCTGAATATTACGGAACACCATCTTATTTATCGGTATTGAACGATGTTAAATTGAATCACGAGATTACCACA